CGACCTCAAGAAGATTGTGGTCGTAGCTCTCGTAAGTGCCATCAAGCTCAAAGTCGCCAGAGCCTACCACAACCTTATCGTAAAGGCCGCTGGTGGCGCGCAATACGTCGCCGTCCACATCGGCATAGATAAGCATCCGCCAATTTAGGACTTGGCTCGCAAGAGCATTCTGGGTTGTTGCGTCAACCATTAAAAGGCTTCTCGCAGATTAAGGGCCAGACTGTAAACATAGCCAGCCTCAACTGACAGATTGGGCTCTTCGACCAAGTACATCTTGCAATACGGGTTTTTGTACTCGACGGAGCTATTGTCAGTGATCGGCTGACGTACCGGCGGCTCTACCGCGATTGTCGCCTGTCCAGAGCCATTGCTGGTGACATTGGCGGTCACCTGCAAAAGCTGGTCGTTAATCGTGACAAACTGACCAGCCTGAAGGACGGTCGTCGATACCGGCCAGCCGTCAGTGGCAATATTCCTGCCCACCTGATCCACGCCATTGGTGCTAACGGTATTGGCAAGCGCGCTCTGCGCCGTGGGATCGACGGGGACGTTAAAGTCATTGGCTGTGCCGCGAGCAAGCGCAATAAAGGCTCGCCAAGCATTGATGTTTGACGATCCGACAATCGGCGGAAGTTGGAACTGGCACTCCCACCAGCCGCGACCAGAGGCCACGACCTGCCGCCTGCCGGTCCACGACGAGATATTGGCCTGCGTCGGCATCATAAGCCGCCAAGCCATCGTCTGCGGCTTAGGCGTGGCTGGCATCGCAATGGTCGTCATTTAATTGCACCTCCGAGGCGGGGCCGGCGCAGAGACTTGATCGTCGTTGCCTGCGCCGCTGCGATAATGGAAGGCGCCGCCTCAATAATACCCTGCTGGACCTGAGCGCGGACAGCAGCCGGATCACTTGCACCGCGAGCATCTACGTTAATGATGGTCCCGCCGCCGCCGCCAGTCTGTCCAATGCTGCGGTTGGGGATGACGGTTCCGCTCTTGCCCGGCACCACAATTTCAGGGCCTTTTTCGCCAACCAGATACGGCTTATTGGCCGAAACCGGGCCACCAGCAGCGCGGGCTCCAGCCAAGCCCGGAACAGGTAGGCCAATGGCGCCGAGGAATTTGGTTACCATGCCGACGATCTGCTGGACGACATAGAGCCGCCACAGTTCATCAATCACCGCATTGATAATGCCGCGCATGCCGTCCTTCCACGACATGGCGCCAGTCAGCATGCCCTTGAAGGCATCAGAGACGGCACCGCCAATGCGCTGATAGGATTTATCAAGCTCCTCAAGCTGGGTAATAAACGGCTTGATGACCTTATCGCTAAGCGTCTGAGCAGCGGCCATGCCCATCTCTTCGGCGCTCTTAAGCGTTTCCTGAAGCTTGGCCTCCTGATCGTTGGAGAGCTTCTCCAATTCTTCGCGCATCGCCTGATCGCCTTTGTAGCGAATGCGCTCGATGTCTCGCTGAATTTCAGCAAGCCGCTCAGCAGTCTGTTCCGCTTCTTGAATGGCACTTTGTCCAGACGGCCTTCCACCACCACCTCGTGACGGCCTAATGTTTGATTCAGCCCTTTGACTAGCGCTGGCAATCCTCTCGCGCGCTTCATTGCCACGATCAATAGCAAGCTGCTGCCAGCGAATTTCTTGGTCAATCTGATTGATTTGATCCTGAATGCGGCGGCGCTCGCCGGGCACCGGGGCAAATCGCGAATCGCCCATTTGACCGCCGGGGAGATTTGTTTTGCCAAGTTTAATCTGAAGCTCTAGGCGCTTCTGTTGCATCTTGGTCAATTCACCTTCGGCGCGAATTAGATCGGCCATGCTGCCGGCGGCGACAGCATCAAGATACTTGTAATGCGCGTCAGCGGCTTTCTTTGCCGCAGCCTCACTTTGGAATAGCTTATCAATAATCGGCTGAAGCGCAATCGCCCCAATCATTACCGCCGCGCCCCACGGGCCAGCCAAGAAGTTACCAATTCGCCCAGCCGTGCCGCCCATCATGGACATGGCGTAGCCGACCTGACCGATCTGCTGACTAAATGCCTGCGATACGCTCGCGCCGGTTGCGACAGAAGTGGCAAAGTCATTAAATTGCATGCCAAGCTGCTGCGTACCCTGACGGGCGTTACGCAGTTCCTTGGACTGGGCATCCAGCGCATTGTTATAACGAGTACCATTGCGGATCACGGCTTCGGTTGAGGTCGAAAGCGCCGAGTTGGCTGACGCCAGCTTCTTCGTTTCAGCCTCAAGAGCGCCGACGCGATTAATCAGCGTGGCAATGGCTTCCATGCCCTTGACGTTCGCCGCAATGTTGAAGTCAAGGTTTTGCTGAGCCACTTTTCCGCCTTTCGCCTTCAATACTGAAGTATGCAGCCCACTCGTTATATTCCGAAACTGTTATTTCTTCAATCTCTGCGATGGTTTTGCCGAGACGATCCGCCAAAGTAATCAGATTATACCTTAGCGGATCGTTTCTTAGTTTTTTTCGTGTTCCTCGACATTGGTGCCGGACATAAGCTCGGCAGCCACACTGGAGATAACCGACACCTCTTCCCGCATCAGAACCGGCTTGTCCTCAAGCGTGAAAAGCTTTTCGCCCTGACCATTCTCAGCCTTGAGAATGATTAGATCGACCATCGCCTCAAACGAGGCCGACTGGAGGAAAGTCGGGTGCTTGCGCTGGATGCGATTAAGCTCCCCGGCGAGCAGGGGGCCGAAGTAGACCTTTTCAGGGCTACCCGGCTCACCCCATGCCGGTACTTCGATATGACGCTTCTGGCTCGTTCGAGCCGCAATCCGCTGTGCGATACTCATACTTATTCCTTTCAGTTAAAATTACGCAGCGGTCCCCGTGGTAAGCGCGCCAGTGCCTTGAAGCGTAATCGTCGATTCAACCATGCCATCAAAGCTGGCCGAAACAGTCTTGCCGGTGACAATGGCGGTGCCATATAGATAGGCATCGCCGGTCGTTGCGCCTTCAGGATAGAAGTTCGCGGTCACTTCAGCGCCAACCACAAGCGCGGTCTGGCCGTTAGTGTCCGTTTCGTCCCAGAAAACATCAACCGTGCCGCTCCAAGCCTTAAGCGTGGTCTTGTGCGTCCGCCAAGAATCGCCCATCGTGGTATCTTCCACGGTGTCCGAAGTCTGCTCGATGGAGTACGAACGAATTTCAGCAATCGTATTGGCACCCACCTTGACGGTGCCTTCACTGCCAGTGTGAGTAGCCATTACTCAGCCTCCTTAGTGCTTTTTGACTTGGCCTTGGCGGGTGCCTTGGCCGGCTCTTCAGGCGTCCAACCTATGGTTTGGTAGTAACCCAAATCACAGGCGCAAGCCAGAATTTTATCGCCATTGGCGTTATAGACTGGGATCATTTTCACCGAGCAGTCTCCACATCATCAATGCTTGTAACATATTCGACTGCGTAGACCAAGCGGGCCGAACCGATGCCGGACTCGCCTTCGATGTTAACATCAGTTTCTGTGGAGGTAAGAACTGTCGATTTGGCTAGGCCGTTCAGGGTAAAGTCGCCGGCAATGGCCTCTTCCGCCGACACGCAGATATTATCAATCGTGTCTGAGATTGTTGCGCTGGCGCCCTTGGCAAACACCTCCACCACGACATTGATGACGCGGCGCAGCGTGCGGGCTCCAACAGTAATCAGGCCGCTGGATTCATCGCCAGTGTAAACGCAGATCGCCGGCAGCTTGGAATCGTCCAGAGCATAGCGCCGCATCTTATAAACGCTTGCCCCGGTGACCGGCAGCCCAGTCACCAAGGTCGCGATGCGGTTTCTGATCTGGTTGCGAACGTGGCTCATGCCTTCTCCAGCATCAGGGTGGTGATGCCAGTCCCGTCAGTAATCACAACGCGAACGTAGTAATTGACTGACCGGATAGCAATTGCATCGCCATCAGCCGCATTTGGGACATCCACAGTGCGGCAGACAAACTGCGGCGCCGGGATCGTGACATCCATCATCTCGGTGATATTGCGGCTCGCCTGCGGCGCATCGAAAATGCCCTGAACCGTTACCGGGCTCCCAGCAATCGGCGTATAGGTCGCATTCTCGGCGAAGTCGTCGAGGGACAGAA